TTCTGTTTAGCATTCCATGTTGCAGCACTACTAATGTTAGCATCTGGTAATGCCCCAGTAACATCTGTTGTTAGGTTGACCTGACCAAGTGTTAGGGTCTGATTTCCCGTACCTCCTGCTGTTATGTAATCGTATGAACCAGCGAGAGTTACATTCGTTGAATTATCTGTTCCTGCTTGGTCTACGTCTAAAGCTGTTCTTGCATTACTAGCACTTGTGGCTCCAGTGCCTCCATTCGCAATTGCAACTGTTCCTGTGACGTTTGATGCTGTGCCAGTAGTGTTCTGGTTCCAAGTTGGAACAGAACCAGTTAACCCAGTGTAAGCTACGTTAGTTGCTGTAGCGGCGTTGCCAGTAGTGTCTTGATTCCATGTAGGAACCGTTCCTGTCAATCCTGAGTAAGCTACGTTAGTTGCAGTGGCAGCATTACCGTTAATACTACCAACAATGGTGCTGCTAAAAGTTTTTGTGCCACCAATAGTTTGATTGCCAGTTGTATAAACCCCATTAGTAACTGACGCAGCATTACCAGTAGTATCTTGGTTCCAAGTAGGTACAGAGCCAGTAAGCCCTGTGTAAGCTACATTGGTAGCTGTTGCTGCATTTCCAGTAGTGCTTTGATTCCAAGTAGGGACTGTTCCCGTTAACCCTGTGTATGCAACATTTGTTGCTGTAGCGGCATTACCAGTTGTGTTTTGATTCCATGTTGGTGCATTACTACTAGCCTCCATTTTGGAGTAAGCAATTCCAGCACTCGCATTTATATCTGTGTTAACAATTACTCCAGCCGCTATTGATGTCGCATTGCCGCTAGAGGTTATATCACCAGTTAAATTTGCGTTGGTTGTTACAGTGTCAGAGTTGCCTGTTAGATTGCCAATAACATTCCCTGTTACATTGCCAGTAAGTGGGCCAATAAAAGAGGTAGCTGCAACTGATTTATTAAAACTCCATTTAGTTCCAGAATGTAAATACTGTAATTTTGCATCTGCACCAGCAACAATAATTCCAGCCTCATTAGAATCACTAGAGCTAGTTGAATTAACAGCAAGAGTTAGTGTTTTATCTACTAAATCAGTATTTATTTCATTAATTGTATCAATGGTTCCTGATACTTGTAGATCACCAGTAATAATTAATGGCCCCGATATAGTGCCTAGTGTTGTAATGTTACTTGATCCTGCCCAAGTAGATAGTGCTGTATTTTCTACATTGTTAAGCGACAAGTCGCTTTTAACTTCCGCATAACTTCTCCCCTCTAATCCGCTTGCTGTAAACTTTGCAAAATCATTATCAGCTACAGAAGCATGATCTATTTTTACTGCATTAGTATTTGCTATGCCAAAAGTTAGAGCATCTTGTTTTGCATTCCATGTGCTTGCCGAAGCTATTCTGTCATCTGCAATTGTACCTGATGAAAAGAAATCTGTAGCAGAATCTCCAGCTTGTGCAGTAGCCGCTGTTGTGGCAGTTAAAGCATTACCCGTTGTGTCCTGATTACCAGCGGCATTAACTCCCGGTAAATTAATATTAGCTGTGCCGTCAAAGCTAACTCCACCTATTGTTCTGGCAGTTTCTAGTGCGGTTGCGGTATCAGAGTTACCAGTTGTGTCTTGATTCCATGTAGGGACTGTGCCTGTTAATCCAGTATAAGGAAGATAGGTAGCGTATGTAGCACTATCCGCTGTAGTCGCGTGAAGGTTCCCTTGGCTATCTCTTTGTGGAATTGCGTTTGCACTTGTTCCTACTTCTTTAGTTCTGTTAGATGTTCCATCAACAGCAGATGGGCCTATCTTAACAGAATTAGGAGGAAGTAATTCATCCACTTCACCAGAAGCAGTGACTACAGTTTTTGGTAAATCACCAGCAGCAAACTTACCATCTTTTCCTGCAATTAAAACTTGGCCCTCTTTTGCTGGAGCAAGTTTTGACGGATTAATCTTTGCTTGATTACTTACCTTACCATCAGTGACGGAAAAAGGGGGTATGTCCGTTTGTGCAGGCATTATTCACTTACAACTGCTACTACATTAAAATAAGTATAAATATTGCTCCAAATAACAGTGTCAACATTTGTTCCAAAATGAGTACTGTTGTCTGGAGTAGCTCCTCCATGTTTTTTAGGAATTTCAATATCACTAGCTCCATTAATCACAACGGTTACATACTGCCCATCACAATGTGTTTTTATTCCTCTTTGTAAAGGAGATGATCCGGGGGAAATTAAATCAACCCCTCCACCTAGATAAATTCTGTCACCTATTGTATAACCGTGTGCAGCGACTCCAGCACCAGAAGCTGCTACACAAGCAAGCATAATTCCTACATGAGTAGGGACAGTTGATCCAGTGCCTATTCCGTGTTCTGCTCGAATCCATCCTTGTCCGTTTTGATTCGAGTTATTAAATTTTCCTAAATTAACAGATTTACGATAAACTTTAACAATAGGAGTTCCTGACGCAGAAACCGTAACTGGAATACACGGGTCAGATTTCGCCTCTAAAACTGTCGCTGCACCAGAAGCTCCGTACACTAAAAATCCCGGCATTTGAGTGCCAGCAGCATTTTTATATGGATATAGTTTTTGGTGATGAATTCCACCATCTTTTACTTCTAATTTTCCTGAACTGTTTTTTCCAATAGAAGCATTATCTAGTGCGTTAGCTGTGCTAATATGGTTTCCATGCACAGAGTTAGTAACGTGTTTAATTCGTAAGTTGTTTGTAGTAACTGGGTTTTCTCCACTAGTTGTTACTTTATGAATACTTAAAACAGAGTCTCCGTTTAAATATTGTTTACTATCATTAATATCATCAGTCGAAACTGCTAACGTGTTAGTTTTTAAAACTTCAAATTTATCACCAACATCAACAAGCAAACCAGCGTTTCCTTCTGTTTCACTGGCTACACTAGAAAAAGAACTTGTCCCAGATAAAGCAGATGCATTTCCGTTTGCGGCTCCAATAATTATTTTACCAGATGCTAAAGCTAATTTATCAACAGCAATGTCTGCATTTGCTTTAACCTTAGCATTTGTTATTGCTCCAGAAGCAATTTCAGATTCACCTACAGAGCCTGTCACACCAATTGTAGGTGTCGCTCCTGCATTTAGTGCCGCTCTTGTTACGTTCCCAGTTGTGAAGTCATGCCCCTTAGAGACAGTTACATTTAAACCCATTTTATAATTCCTTTCTTATTAAATTCTCTCCAGCTAAAGCTCCTACCTTAACTGTATTAAGCTCTAGTCTTCCTTGTGTGTTAGATACTTTTATTTGAACGTATCTTCCTGTCCCTCTAAATTTATATTTGTTACTACTAGACTGATGTAGATCAGGATCAAAACCTTTGTCATCTGGATTAAAATTCCAAGTCCCACTGTTTGCTTCACAAACTGTAAGGCTAGAATGATTTGTGTTTCCCGTTGAACAAGAACCTACTGGTAAAGTCACATCTACCCCTCCTGATGATGGGGCTAATTTAACACTGTAATCTTCACGATACTTTGTGAAAAAATCATTGTTAGTATTAGACTGAACATATTCTGGCTTATCAAATGGCTTGTCGTATTTTGTTCTGCTAAATGTTTTATCAGTTATAAGTTTTACACCATTTTCTTCTGGCCCATCATACAATGTTGTTACTGTAAACTTAGGATCGTTTGTAGAAATTTGAACCTCTGCTGATCTCCATTTTTTTTGATCAATATTATTAGCAGTATATCCTCTTGTGGTTATTTCATCTGAGATTTGCTCGTAAATTAAAGCACCTTCAGCAGCACCTACTTCATCAACAAACCCACACACTTCTAATTCATCATCATACAAATTCACATAGCCATCATTAGACAAAAAGAATAAACGCCTTTTGCCTTGGTAATCCATGCTTATAAATTCCTTAACATTTATAGCTGATCCTGTGTCGTAACCACTCCATGCTTTTTGAAGCATATCGTAAACTAAGATTGCATTGTTTGTTGTGGAAGAGCCTTTAAGTGTAACAGCTAAATAATAACGATTACTATATGTTGCAGCTACAGCTTTATCTGCTTTTGTCCAATCAATAAGATCAATAGTTGATTGAATAGCCTCAGATATAGGTTGCTGTGTAGCTGTTACTTTTCCATTAGCAGTTACAGACAAACTACAAACACCACGTTTACTTGATAAGAACCAAACATCGTTGCCAACTTGAATAGTAGATTTAAAACTTACTGCTCCAAAATCCCTCGTAACTTCATCGAGCGTTGCATCACTTGTGTCTCCATAAATGTTTGAAACCAAAAATATGGAGTTATTTTTAAATACAGCCAATGTAGTATTATTAACTTTCTGTATGCCAGTAATTTCTCCATCATCCCCTTGTTGGACTCTGAAGCTGCTCATAATGGGAGCATACCTCGTATAGTTTAGGTAATCAGATACCCCTATAAAATCACGATCATAAGGAACAAGTAATCTGTTACCAAAAAATAATGCATGATCAGAATTGGGAATTGCTTCAGTTCCATCAGATTCAGTTTCTTCAGTTTTTTCCGTGTCTTCTTGTGTTATAGAAACAAAGCCATCTATCATGTTTTTTAAGACAAGAGGCTCTAAATCTTCCCCTCTCATCATAATCATAACATTAAAACATTGAACAAAAGAAACGTCTGAGGAAATTGTTGGGCAAGTTAATTTGTCTGACTGTGATCCGTCTCTAGATGCGTAAGTGCCACTGCTTGATGCGATTATTAAATATTCTATTCCAGAAGGATCGCGGAAAGTTCCTGCTCCATAAACAGTGCCATAACCAAAAACTCTGCTTCCTGCATTTAACCATCCAGATAAATTTTGAACAGTGTTATTTGAATCTATAGGATTTATTCCTGCTGAAATTCCTTGTGTCGCTTTAAAAAAAGGCCCATGAACACTATTACTTGCTGGGCCTCCTGTTGCTGAAAGAGCAATAGAACCATCTGTGCTAGTATCATTAGAAACAGTTACATTTGAAAAAGCTGGATTAGCACCCGATGTATCTACTTTTCTTCCACTGTATAAAACAAAGTCTCCAGTGTTGTAAGTTATAGTATCATTATAAGGATCAGCCTGCACATTTGACCAAGGCATCTTTTTGATTCCTGATCTTGTTTTAGCTACCCCATTAACAAATCTTTTATTAATAGCAGAGGCAACAAAACCTTGAGGCAACTGGCTAGGTTCAAGACGAGAGTTTACACCAACAAACCCTGTGTCACCATCAACTATGCTTTCACCAACTGGCATTACTTTAACCTAATTATTTTGTTCAACCTTGCCACTTCATTCAGTGCTGCTTTTGTGAATGCCGGAGCGTTCGTTGCTGCGTTCTGAAACTGGGGGTGAGCGATCAGGGTCGAGACTCCATTCAAATCTTGAAACTTTGTTGTCTTGCACCCTGCTGTTAGCAGCACTAATAGCATCATCAATTTGATCCAATTCTTCATCATATTTTTTATTCGCTCTAGACTCTTTTAATGATTGAGCTATAAGCAAAAAAAGCCGCTCTATGGTTGGAACGGCCTTGATTAGCGAAACTATAGCCGCAAGGATTCCCCCCATTAGCCTACTTTTTTCTCAACTTTATGCACAGCGTGTTTGACGAAAATCGCCAAGATACTTGTTGTGCCGATTGAGATTGCATTACCAAGCTCGATATCTCCAGTGGCCCATCCAGCGATAGCCCCGATTAAACCCGTAATGCCTCCCCAGAAGCTTTTTGAACGTAACATAATTATTTTATTTTCCTTTATTTATAAACATATAATAGGTCTTCCCTACTATAAAAACTAAACACGTTAGAGATATTAGAATTTGTATCACTTGAGATAGCTCAGTATACCACGAACCAACTCCAACGACTCCCGCCGTTGATACCTTTGCCATATCTAATATGTCTGTAAGCATCAAAAAAGCTCAACAAGCTCAACGCTTCCTGTTCCAGTTGCTGCTCCAATATAATCGCTTATAACAACAGTTGTGCTTCCAGCAATTTTTAATGTGCCAGAAGAATCTAAACTGTAATCACCAACACTTGTCCCTGTGTTGTTAATTAATAGTTTTCTCCGTCTCTCGTTATAAGAAACACTGTTTGCCTGTGCAGTTGCTTTTGCTGCACTTGCTATTTTTACATTATTCATCTTTTACTACTTCTGGTTCTAAAACTTCTTGCGATCCATTAGGTTGTTCTTCTAGACCGCACTCTTGCATTATAACACGAGCAGCATTCGTTACAACTTCGTGTTGTTGCCGATTTAAGTTCGCGTTCCCACTAGCTACAAATAATATATCTAGTGCCTCTTTAACTTTGTTCTTGTCCATATTAATATGTTGTTACTTTAACCTTCCTTACTTGACCTTCTTCTCTAACAAGAGAATCAATCTCCAAGGAAAGTAATCCTTCAGCTTTTTGCTCTTCCATATCCGCTGGAGTACCATTAGCTGTTAAATAGTCTGTAAAGATACCTTGTATAAGATACCCTAAAAATCTTGTTGGTATTTCTACCTTATCCCAATTTGCGTGAGGAGGTTCCTGAGTTGTGCTTGATGCATTAACTGTATAAAAATTATCACTGTTATACGCTTGAGTTCCATTATTGTATGTGCCTGCTGACCAAACATCTCCAGTTAAATCTACTCTGGCTTTTCTGTATTCTACGAAAATAGTTTTCTTACTATCTCTAGTATAAATGTATCTGTTAGTTCCATCGTCGTACAATCTGTAAGTTTGTGGTACAGCATCAATGTTTAATAAAGGGTCTTTATCGTAAACCTCAACTATCTCTCCCATTGTGCTGGTCATTGTAAACTTATCAGCAGTTGTAGTTGTTAACTCACTTATTCTAACAAGCTCGGGCCAAGGAGCAGAAGGATAAGCGATTGCTAATCTTCTGTTGGACAAGTCACGAACTTGCTTAAAAAAATGGCTAGGCAAGTTGTCCCTGTCTAGCCCTGCAAGTTGAGCAACTCCGTATAATACTGTTCCAAAATCTAAAGATAACATCAGCTATATACTTTTCTGTATTTAGGTGTGGATGCATAACCCACTTGTAGCTTAGTGCCTTTGCTGTTCACTTTGCATTGAGGATTGTCGTTAAGATAGTTGTTCATAAACTGTTTATCTTTCCAGCAATCATAGCCAAGTCTTTGGCCCCAATAGTGATAGCTGTCAGCACTAATTTGTGCCTTCATCTGGCCTAGTCCCTCGACGGATTTTCGCTCCTTTTGGTTGGTTTGCCCGAGCCGCTTTTGGGCGGCCCGAGCTATAACCTTTTGGCGATTCCAACCCGTCTTGAACTCCTTGAGCATCCCACTAATTAGGGATTCTTCAAGTCCATCAAGACTTACTAACATTAGTCAGCAGCAGGGGCGAATTTACCGAAACCTTGTGGTTGCTTCACAACAAGTGAGGCACAGGCTTCAATGATACGTCCTTCACCAGAACCAGAGTTAGGAATATCCTGCACTCTCGGCAACATACCGTAGCGAACTTCAGTCATCTCCAACGGGATAATATAACCCGTGTTGACAGACGGCATGAAATTATCAACGTGAATATTTAGAGTGCCGAAATCACCCTCAAAAACCGTGATTGTGTTTTTGAAAGTTGTGTTTCCTAGCTCTTGGTTAAAAGTGCGAACTTTCGGGTTACCAGCCATTGCTGCTGTTTGGGTTCCAGCAGTATCAGCATCAAC